CATTCCTTGAGTTGATCGTGCAATTTGAATTGCAATGTGTGACTTTCCAATCGATGGTGGTCCAAAAATCTCTATAATCCGTCCCTCTGGTAACCCACCATTTTTACGATTTGCAATAATGTAATCAAGCTGTTCGGAACCTGTTCCAATCCAGCGCTTTACGTGGGTTGGTGATTCATCATATGCTAAATTGTACGCAACTCGTGTACCATGTTCCTTGTTCAAAGACTTTATTAAGTCTAATGTGAAATCGCCAGAGTTCTTTTGTTTTGCCATATTTTTACCTCGTAAAAGATTATAGGAAAAAAGACGGCGGTGTTCAAGCAAAAAGGGGAGAGACAAAGTCTCTCCCCTTAAGTGAAGTGATCTCGTATAACTAAAGACTAGCTATCGTCTTCGAGATCAGCGAA